CATCAGGAAGCGTTACGGTTCTATTCGACGAAGTAGTAGGCGCAGTAAGAGTTATGCTGCCACCACCTGATGAACTACTTTGAATTTTAATTGATGCCATCTAAACCACCGTCCATGTTTCACCAGTGCCAACTGTGACCGTAACACCGCTATCTATTGTAATAGGGCCAGCAGACATAGCATTCTTGCCATCAGTAATCGTATAGTCAGCGGTTACATTCGTATCGTTCTCAAAGAAAACCTTATTAGAGCCGCCGCCCAAAGGGCTTAAATCCTGTGCAGTAGCGCCAACGAATACAGTAGCAGATCCACTAAGGTTAATAGCATTATTTGAGTTGCTGCTTTCGCTTACGGTGCGTGTAAGAGTAGTTCCAGAAGCTGTGTAGGTTCCTATGCCTATCTCAAAATTGCTGCCATCTTCTATAATGTAACGAACTACATTGCCGTTAGCCACGCCAGCATCTGCGAAAGTTTGATACCCGTCCTCCGCAGAGCCAAGCGTAATTGTGCCCGTCCCAGTTGTACTGGTTGCTACCTTTGCCCTATTTACAAGAACAGCCATAAGCTACCCCTTTATTAGGTAAGCTGAATAACACCGTTTGATGGGCTAAAGTCGATAGTAAATGTATCGCCATCGTTGAGCGTTAAGCTTGAGCCATAGTCATAGTAACCAATAAGCGGATCGGCTGGAGATGTTACAGTGTCATTATAAATGTAAATATAACGAAACGCAGCAACACTACCGCCTGATGCAGTAAGCGTTAAATCAGCAAGCACAAGTTTGTAAACACCACCTGATTGTCCCGATGAACTTGTAGTAAGGTTTCTTGAAGACAAGTTGCTGTAACTAATTTGAGTTACGTTGGCTAAAACACCATTAGTATCCGCAGTTGGGTTAGAACTTTCAGATCCCGGCGCTGTATTGGAAAGAGCAACCGCAAGCTGATCACTTTCTAAGTCCATATTCTCCACTGCGTTTGCAACGAAGTCATTTATTTTAACGAAGGATGCCATGATATATCTCCTATGCTATCCTAATTATAGCAGATGTAGCATCCGCTGTGGGGAACTGTACTTCAAAACTTGAGTTATTAGCGACCCTATCTGACCCAAAATCTAACACAGCTACCGCTTTATTGGAAGCACTTGAGTTGTAAATCAAGGCCCCCCGTGCTGTGAAGGTCGCATTAGCCCAAGTTACATTGCCAAAATCTACCATAGCGGTGGTGCCCGTAGACTTTGGAAAGGTCGCCGTTACTGTTAAATTCTTTCCCCCAGCCGTATACGCCGATCCTGACGTATTCGTTATTTCGTTCGATGTGCTATATGCGGTTGTATCCGCCCCCAAAGAAGCCGCGCTTGAGTACAAGGCAATCTTAAAGGTAGCCGTGTCAAAGTCATGTTCTGCCTTTAGAAGCTCCACCTTAAAAGAGGTGCATGTTGTTTGAATTATAGCCATTGTATCCTCTTATTGCTTTGGAAGAATAACGCGTCCCACACGATAATCCTGCGTTGTTTCTTTAGATTCGCCTAACAATTTTAAACCAATTAAACTTTCTTGATACCTCTTGTCATACATGGCCATAACATCTTGCTCACCTTTCATAAACACATAAGCTTCTATTAAAGCACCGTACAATAAACTCAATTCAGCGTTTTCACTCAGCCAAGTCGTGCCACTGTCCGCACCCGCGGTAATACTTGCAGGCCGATAAAAGTAATGAATTTCAACGGAAAGGTTAGCATTTGGCGTAGGGGCTAGAATAAAGTTGCTGCTATCAAAAACAGAATAATATTTGGGTAGCCCCGTTGTCGCAGGGTTGGGGGTGTACGATTGAATAAAACTCACATCCTTAAACTCTAAGAACTCATAGTCATTGTTGGACACATAACTAAAAGAAAAAGGTGCTAAAAAATCAGTAGGTTGCGCTACATACTTTCCATTTTGAGATGCCGTTCCCGTCGCATTCTTACGAAAAAAATCTAGTTGAACTGACTTCAAAATTCTTTCTTCCGCAGATCTTATAAATATAGGAATATTTCTTCCAAAATCAGTCAAGCTTGACGCGTCGCTAGGATCCGTCAATTCAGCGTTTTCTGTAAAATCTGATATTGCTGTTCGCAACTGCGCATATGTAAAGCTCATGTTATCACCACTGTAACTGTTCCCACTAAACACTCTGGGGCCAAAAGATTGGTGGGAGAGAGGCCCGGTATATCCGCAAAACCAACAGGATCAAAGCCATGCTGAACGGCTCTTTCTTGCACAAGATTCGGTTCTGGACGAGCATTTCTAAGTGCTTGGGGATCGCTTACCTTACGAAAAGGCCCTAATTGAGGATGCTTGGGTTCATACTCGTCCGGGCCTACCAGCAAGCCATTCCACTCGCGCTTCATGTCACGATAAAGATACCTCTGACCACTACGATCAGAAATTGCAAAAGCGTGTTTTCCTGAAGCAAACTTAGCCATTATCCTGCTCTTGAGTATTCATGTCTTGGAACAACATTAAAGGAAGAACGATCTCGGTCTTCCGTTGCTGCGCGTTCAAACTCTTCTTCATAGACTGCTTTTAACAGTTGCACTCTGTTTGGCGCTCTTTTTAAAGCAATATAATATGCCAGACCCGCCGCCAAACAAGGATAAAAACGAAAGGGTAAATCCATTGTGTTGGTATATACATCCGCATCATCTATGCGTGTTAAGGCGTCAAAAATTACTAAATCGGTGGTGTTTTCAGGGGTGGGCCAAATCTTTAATTTTGGCGTAAGCTGTCGATCTAAGAAAAACTGATTAGGTCGTCCCTGTGTTGTTTTTGTAGGAATGTTGAGAAACTCATCACGACTTAAACGCTCAAGCGAGTAGTCGGTCCCGTCCCTACGAACCACTACGGAAAGAACGTCGATGACGTCCGTTCCTAAATCGTATTCACCGTCGCCAACAACCAACGTTACAGAACGTTGTTTAATAGTCCACTGGTTTAACCCACGATTTGCCCAATCTGCAAGCAACAGGTTTAAAGAACGTTTAGCGGTTTTGAGGTCGTAACCAGTACGAACCTCAAGCCCACAGCGCTCAAAGGCTTCTTCAACGTATTCGGCTACGTCAAGCTCAAAATCTGTGCTTCCAGATACAGCCATTTTACTTCTTCTTTACCATTCCGCCTTTGCGCAAACCAAGGGCGCTTTTGAGTTTTTTATTCGAATCTTTTTTTCTTGCCTCAAACCGTTTTGGTTCAAAACGTTTCATATCCTCTAAACCCTGCTTTCTTTTCTTTGCCGCAGCTTTCATGCGCTTTTTACGCAAATCCCGTTCCAACTTAGCAGGGCGAGCTTTAGGACGAATAGTCATTTCTTCTTCCCTACCATTCCGCCTTTGCGCATCTTCTTAACCATACCACCACCGCGCATCTTCTTAACCATACCACCGCCGCGCATTTTCTTTACCATGCCGCCAGCCCGCATTTTCTTTTTAGGTCGCATTGCCATCTTTAAGTCTCCTATAAATCTGGTGCCTGTGTTCAAATAGTTCCTTGGCGTTGTAATCTTCTTCGTAAGGCTTATAATACCCTCTTTTTGCAAGTTTGTCTGCGCTTTCTTGCAACTTACTTAACCGTTGTACAAATATCATAGCATATTCTTGATCTACAACAGGTTCAAAAGTTTCAGAAGGTTCCGCCACAAAATCATTTGGCTCATCATGTGGATGAAAACCCATCAACCAAATATCTCTATCAATGAACATCCCGTCAGCAATGCACCCATTGAGATTATGCAAATATTCGTGAAAATTTTCTGGATCTTGTTCATAGTTAATATCCACAATTATGTTAAGATCAAAGTTATCGTCAAACTGTGAGATGGACGTATACAAAACCTGAAAGTTAGGTTCGTACTTGAACATCATAGATACTTTGTGATCCGCCCAAGCCTTTTGCGCGTAAGGACACGGGGGCAATCCCCCAAAAAAAGAACTATTCGTTTCTAAAACGTCTTTAGACCACTGAAGTATTTCGCGAACAATCCCTTGTTCAAGCTTGGGCTCAAAAAACTCGACTCGCATCACGTACTCACTGACCCCGACGTAAACTTACGTCGGTTGGAAAGCACCTTCCCGCATCCTCTTGCCACTACTTTCCCGTTTTTCGGGCGCGGGCTTTTCCTCTTGGCTTTTTGGTGCGAGATTTCGCCGCCGTATCTGGCGTTTTGGACTTCCGCGGCTTTTGTGTTTTTGACGACGGTTTTGCCTTTTTCGCCTTCACGCTTTTTCTTTGCAGCGGTGGCTCTTCTTTCGCTTTTGGAGAGCGATCTTGCTTTGGACGCAGGAAGACAGCGATCAGGATTTTTTTTATCCTTAGACGTACCGCATTTGCCAGCGATTTCACCGCTTGAGTTAATCCTAACCCAATTCTGATCACGCCATTCTTTAAGCTCGCCCATTTAAGCTTTTCCCTTAGACTTCTTAGCATAATTTG